CTCATTTACTCCGAACTTGAGGGGGTAACGCTCCCCGGTTACCCGTAGTGTTAGTACGGGCTAGACACTTGTCTATTAATTTTCAGTGTTTCCACTACATGTTGTTTCCAGCATGCCTGCTGATCACGCGCAAAAGAATTACTTGTTTTTCATAACCATAACATCCAATCAAAGCAACATAAGAGGTGCTGCCTTGATGAGTTGATTCATAGGTCCTGTGAAAGCCGTCTGTGCTATGCGAGCAGCAGCAGACGTTCCGGCATTGGTCAGTGTTTGATGCCAACCTGGGAAGTGAGCGTCCAGGTAAGCAACAGCACGAGAAACCATATTGCCGCCCGATTGGGCCACGGATTGAGGAGGAGCAACCAACTGGGTGGCAAACTCCGGCCTCCATTCAATGGCCTTCAGGAAATCGAAAGTGAGCGTCGAGGTATCGTCAAGACCAGACCAGCAGAAGCCAATGCCAGTCCCGACACTACCAGGGGTCCCGGCACCAATAACGGTGGCGGATCCGCCCAACGAGCCGACGTTGAAAGCAACGTCTTCAATGTTGGTCACGTTCCTGTAGTATTCAGACCCTTCAGAAGGTTTGAATTTCAATTCCACATGGTCCATAGGTGTCCTAGAAACATCAGAACAATAATTGAACATTTCAGTGATAGTGGGAGGGGCGCCCCCTCCACCGTTCAACAATGCATCCCTGCTAAATCCGGAAATAACGCCCACTCGTCCAGCGAGTGCGTCGTTACGACCTGTATATAGCATTTTAATGCATGCAGCAACGGTTCTACTATCCTGAACAGTCGTTGAGTTGACGAAATTGTAGGCAGGATCGCTTGCAGTCCAACCCTGCGTATCTGCAGAGTTGGCGGTACCAGATCCGAACGGTAGTGCATCAGTATTAACTGGCGCACCCAATCCAGTTGATTGGTACACGAAACAGTTAGCCTTCTGACCAGCGCCATTACGTCCAGTGTAATCCGGGAACCATACAATGTACCCGTTACCACCGACAGACATGTCGACCTGGTCAAACTTAGCCAGTTTCGTCAAATAGCCGCCTGAGCTTGCTCCATATTGTGGAGCCACAAGAGGTGCAGCACAAGGATCGTTAAGCAGCCTGGCAAGACCAGTAATTCCATTACCGGTAGCACCGCGGCGCCTAGCAACGGTCGAAGCCTTCTTCTTAGAAAGACCCCGAGTGCTGAAGCTTGGTTTGCTCTTCATGTTGTTCTTAGTCATAGTTACGTTTAGTAAACTTATTTGATTTTACGTTTGTGGGATTTGCCACGTTTGCTCTTGGTAGAGCGCGAGCTAGCCTTGCTCGCTACGCTGGGGCTGTCCGAGCTCTTGGACAGTGACCCATTCACCAGCAGGTCCATAGCGTGCACCTTTGGAATGACGACGAAGCAGGTCGGCGCGTTAAGAGCGTCGCCGTTTTCGATCCAGTCATCGAATGCCGAATAGTTGAATTCGGGCATTTCTTTGGCGATGATGTCTTCCATCCAGTCTGCGTACTCGTTCGGCCACGATGTAGAAAAGTTGGACCACCAACTGGTGATCTGGTTCTTCTGCACCGTGCTGAGTTCTTGTCCGACGGACATCATCTTCTTTGCCACTGCTCCTATGATAGGGGTGTTTGCGTCAGGCGCAAGCAGTGCCATTCCTTTGGTGTAGCATTTGTCCTCTGGTAGGACAGTTTCCGGTAGGTTCACGGCAGCATGAATCTTTGAGAGCAACCTCAAAGGGCATGACATGCTGTTCATGTCTCCGTGCCAGGCACCACCGAAGTACCTGGACAAGAATTGTACAGGTTCTCCGATGAGCTTGATGTCTGAAGTGAGTAGCTGGCCCATCTGCCTGGCGCTTCGTTCGATGAAGCGTCCGTAGATTTCAGGCAGAACGTTTGCGTGTCCCCCTTGAAGAGAATCATCGCCGGCCACGATGCCAATGTTGGCGAAAGCGTCCTCGGGAGTCTTGCCCGACATTCGCTCTCCCAGGTACATGACAAACGCCGTAAGAGCAGTGTTGAACACCGAGGTTTCAGGAGATCCTGAACCCCGAGCGTAACCCTGATCGTACGAGCCAGTCGCTAGGCCAACAGTTTGGCCATACTGGAGTTTGTGAAGTCTGTGAACCTCCTCATCATCCGGAAAGCATCTGTTGAGGATTGCTTTCTCGAAAGTTTCGCGTACGGATTTCCCGATCCGGCCGTCCATGCGGGAAAAGTCTCCTTCTACCGCATATTCTGAACCGGAACAGATTTCCGCCACTCTAGCCGCCACCTCCTCAGGGCTCTTGAAGCCATACCACGCATGCTCCTTCATTTGCAATGTCAGAGCGTACATGTATACCGAGTAACCGATCTTGGTTCCTGGTCTGTAGGTGGTGATGATTCGAGGGTCTTTGGCTCCCGCGTAAGCTTCCTTTTTCAAGAAAGCTTTCAGCGAAGTCTTTTCACTGGGGCCCATGTCGACCGCTTCTGCGATGATGTGTCGCTGAACCGGTCGGGTTTGCTTTTCGTAAACGGTCTGAAGATCCGCTTTGCCCAGTCTTGACGGAAAAGCCATCGAGACGAACTCCCCGACGCATTGCAGGACGAAGGGGTTGAGGGGGGCCGCTTTGGCATTCGCGAATTTCGTAACTCGCGATTGCACGGCCCACTCGGCGTTGTCCGGGTGGTCAGTGTGCGCGTGGCAGTTTCCTGCCACTATTGGCTGCATGAAAGCTTGAACGCTGACCCGTTCTTCTGAATCGCCATGTTTGGTGACGTTTGCGCTAACCGATTCAACGGCATCGGCAACCGAAGTCGTAAATGCAGTTTTCCGGTCGTGAACCGCTCGCAGGTAAGCGGCGGCTTTGATGGCATCTTCACGCCGTTGCGATGACCAGGTGGCCATCGCGCTTACTGTGGGTTCTTGTTTGCCCATTTCAGCACTGAGTCCCATGTTTGAGAATTCCATGTCGCTAAATTCGGCTGACGTGTAGTCGCCGCATTTTGCGATGGAATGGCAGATGCCCTCAGATCCGGCGCAAGTGATGTGCGCAAACCCGTTGGTCACAGGGTTGAATCGTCGAAGTCCACCGCCTTGCAGTAATTGTAAAGCGATGGCCCCAAATCCAGTCCAAGTGCCCAACGGAGCAAGGACAACTAAAGCTTTGAAGCCATCAATGTCCTTCTTCTCCACTTTGTAGACAGTAGAGACCAATGGTATCCCGAGAAATCTTTTGGAGCACGTGATTATGTCTGAGTTCCAATCCCATAGTTGGTGGCGGTATCGACCGCCCCCAGCCATGATCACGTCAATTTCACCGTTGGTGGTAAAAGTGTGTGATGTCTCGGCGCTTCTCGCAGCAGTGTGTGGCATGATTGTGAAAATCAATGCGTGGTTTGCACTCCCCGCCAGGGTGTGCTCAATGTCATCGACATGGTAGTCAACGTCCACAAATGATCTTGCTCCCGAGTCGTTGGAAACGGGTGTCTTGTCAAGGTCCTTGGTCCAGTAGTAACTTCGCGTGCCGGCTATGCCAGCGCACAAATCCCTCCTGGACATGGAGATGCTCGATTCAAGTGTACCCAACTTTAAGTTGAAGGCACGGATGCACGATACGGCCGCTGTGCGGATGGCGGCAGATCTTTTGTGAGGATTCGTTGATTTACCTCCCGGTAAGTCAATGGCAGTTTCGCGAAATTCCCGAAGAACTTTCTCATGCGCAATTGCAGGATCGTTCTTGGTTCCATTCACGTATTTAGAGAATGCAAAGCGCAATGCAGAGCATATCTCACGGCGTTTGTAGCCGGCGACGACACATAATGTGACGGCGCTGACCGTGGTCGCTGCC